GCGGATGAGGCCAAAACAAAATCACACCTGGCCCGCCTCGTCGCGGCCGCCAAAACGGGTTTGCTTACCTTGACGAATATCTACAAGAATGGTGAGATAACTCTGACGCAATATTTTGACCGCCGCAGAGAACTCATTGAACAGCAGTATGCCGTGGAAATAGCGGCGATGAAAGAGGCGGCCGCGGCCGAGACGGATCCTTCGAAAAAACTTGCCCTGGAAGACCGGATATTCGCGAAAGAACAGGATCACAAACGGACGCTCATTAACCTGACCAATGAACAAATAGAGGCCGAAAAGGCCCTGGAGCAGAAAAAAATAGAAATCGATCAGGCAATGGCCGATCTCCGTCTGAGAGCCGAGGACGAAAAAGGCGGCGGGCTCCTTCAGGCCCAGTTCGACCAAGAACTGGCCGAAATGGACGCGCGCCACGCCGAGGAACTCCAGGGTTTCAAGGACCTGCTCAACGACAAGCTGGCGGCCGAGATGGGTTACGCCGACGAGGCGGCGGCCCTGCGCGACATACAGGGGATGCAACGGCTCGAAAAGGAGAAGCTGCTGGCCGATCAGGAACGGCGAATCAGGGAGAGTCAGCTGGAAAACGCCAAGACCGTCGCCGGCGGCATGGCCGACATATTCGACAATCTCTATGAGTTGACCGACAAAAAACATAAGGAATTTTTCTATCTGGCGAAGGCGGCCGCTCTGGCGGAGGCCATTATGAATACAGCCCAGGGGATTACGAAGGCCCTCGCCCAGGGCGGCATCATGGGACCGGTTATGGCTGGTGTAGTGGCGGCGGCAGGCGCGATCCAGATAGCCACCATCACAGCCCAGCGTCTCGCCGCGGGCGGGAAAATCCAGGGGAGCTCCCCGTCGGACACCGCTGATAATGTTCCCATCATGGCCACCGCCGGCGAATACGTGCAGCCCGTGAAAACGGTGCAATATTATGGCTCACAGGTCATGGAGGCCATGCGGAAGAGGATGATCCCTAAGGAAATATTCGCGGGTCTGACCATGCCATCTTTCACAATTCCGAGACCCTCCTACGCATTTGCCGCCGGAGGCCCGGTTCCCGCGCAGCCGGCCGGAACGGCTGATCAAGAGACCAGCATAAATATAATCAATGTCACCGATCCGAGAGAACTGGATCGATACCTGGCATCATCGGCAGGCCAGAACGCTATTCTGAATGTCCTCAGCTCCAGGGCCGAGGCCGTAAAAAGGGTGTTGAGATAAGAACAGGAACAAGGAAAAAGGAACAAGGATCAAGGATCAAGGTAAAACCTTGAACCTTGTACCTTGAGCCTCAAGCGGAGCGATTAATGAGCGTCACGATTGATGATTATTTTTTAATAGAGCCCGACTGGACGAAATCCGTTTCTTTCAGGAAAAAATGGCGCACCTCCATCCAGACCGCGATCACCGGAGGGGAGAAGAAATCGGCCCTTTTCGGCTGGCCGAGGCGGTCGCTGCTGTATGCGGCATCCGCCCTGAATTCGTCTGAAGTTAATCATATTAAAAGAAAACTTTTCAAAAATCTCCATAATATCTGGGGCGTTCCATACTGGCAGGACAGGACCGTCCTGACAGCCCGGGCCTTCGCCGGACAGAATATTCTGAATGTGGGCTCAACCCGTGACAGGAATTTCGAGGTGGGCGCGTCATGTATATTGCTGCAGTCACGGGATTCATATGGGGCTCATCCCATCGACGCCATCGCGGAGACATCGATTACATTGAGAGAAAATCTCACCGCCACATGGCCCGCGGGCACGGAAGTTTACCCTATTCTAAAGGCAAGACTGAGGGCAACCCAAAAGCTGAAAATAATTACAAATACCATCGCAGATATCCGTATCGAGGCGGTTGAAGCATATGATGACGGGATATTGCGAGCGGAGGGGAGCATCGCCGGTTTTCCGGTTTTCAGGGAGATTCCCGTTTTCGATATCGAACCGAACTGGATCAATCCCGTAAATCAGGATTTTTTGCATCCCTATGAATTACTGGCATTTTACGGCAGGGAATACAGCGAATCAAATTATACTGAAACTGATCTGCGACTGCGGGCGCAATATCTGTTTGACGGCAAATCAGAAATACAGACGTTTCTCGCCTTCTTTGATGAAATGATGGGCAGATGGGGGGCATTCTGGCTGCCGTCGTGGCAGGACGATATAGTAATTACCGAGGCATTTGCGGCAGACACAACAACCTTTACTATCGAAAATATAGAATATGCCGATTACTGGCTTGATAACGATGTGACGGGACGTTACCTGTTTTTCCTCTTTCCCGACGGAACACAGGCATACAGGAAAATCATGGCCGCTCCCTCGGGCACATCGATCACCCTGGGTAGCGAAATCGGCAAGGCCTGTTCCGCCGGGGAACTCGGAGCTCTCCTGGTATCTTTCCTTTATCTTGTCAGATTTGACCAGGACGAAATGGAAATTAAATATGACACTGAAGATATCGCAACCACGGAAATCAGCTTTAAAACTCTCGGGCGGGAGACAGTTCCGACAACCACGACGACGACTACGACGACAACGACCACGACGACGACCACGACTACGACAAGCAGTTCGACAAGCACAAGCACGACAACCACGACCACGACGACAACGACCACGACGTCAACCACGACTGCCACAAACAGTTCGACAAGCACAAGTACGACGACCACGACTGCCACAAGCAGTTCGACAAGCACAAGCACGACAACCACGAGCTAAAAAAACAATTTTGAATTAAATGAAATCAACCACACAGGCATATATTGATCGGGAAGAGGCGGCAAGGCGGCAGCCTGTCGAGCTGTATCATATATGGCGCGACGGCGGGCAGCACTGGTATTACACCTCGGCGGACCGGAGCATAGATTATAACGGCAATACATATATTCCCGCGACTCTGAAACGGGGATCCGTCAAATATGACAGCCAGCTTGAGGTTTCCACAATGAGCATCCAGGCGGCGCAGATCACGGACCCGGTCATTGATTTTATAACGACGAACCCCATAGAGATTCTGTGGGTCGAAATTCTGAAGGGATTCAGGGATTTATGAGTTGGCTAACTGTTTGGAATTATAAAAAGTTAATAACCATTGCTGGAGTAAGCGGGGCGGGAACCAATTACCAGGTAAAGTTATTGGTGGGTGAAAGTTCCGGCGCGACTGGAGAGGATTTTGATGTAAACAATCACGCCTCTAATTTTCCTGATGATCTGAGGTTTACCGATAATGACGGGACTACTTTACTCGATTATTGGGTTGAGGAGATTACTGGAACAACGCCTAATCGCTTAGCCAAAATCTGGGTGGAAGTTGCCGATGATTTGGGAAGCAATGTTGACATCTGCTGCTATTACGGAAATTCTGGAGCAAGCGCCGCCAGTAATGGGAATAATACTTTTGATTTCTTTGATGATTTTATGGGGAGCAGCGGCAATGCTCCTGATGACACTAAGTGGACAGTGGAGAAAAAGGGCAGTTCAGGTGCGACGGTTGAATTAGATGGAGATGGACATCTTCATCTCGCTGGCGCAAGCAGTGTAATTTCAAGCGGCAATGTTAAGTCTAAAGAGACATTCACGAATGGCATTCTTATTGAGTATAAACGATACGCTAACCAGGAAAACTATAGAGACATTTCATTAGGATATGGGACTCTATGTGGATCGCACGGGGCATCAGCTTGGTGGCATACTACTTTCTATGATGGGTATATGTGGCTTATTCAAACTAATGCTCAAGCTTACATTGTAGAAATGAATAGTGCTGGATACAGCTATTTAACTGGGGAACTTATCCCTCCAGATAGCGGCGCTTGGCATACTTATCAACTTGTATATCGCACAGACGGCTACCTTGATTTTATAGCGGATGGCTCGTCTATTGGGCACGTCATAGACACAACACATCTGAGCAATTCAAAAAATATTCTTATTTCTCAAGGAGAATATAGCGGCGGTCAGGGCGGGCTTTCTGACATTGATTACATTCTCGTTCGCAAATATTCCTCCACAGAACCTTCCTTTAGCTCCGCCGGCAATGAGGAAATTTCAGGGACGACCACCTCCACAACGATTTCAACCACATCAAGTTCGACAAGCAGCACGGCGTCCACTACCAGTTCAACGGCGAGCTCGACGAGCACGGCCTCAACGACGAGTTCAACGGCGAGCACGACATCAACGAGCACGAGCTCTTCCAGCACCAGTTCGACGAATTCGACGACATCAAGTTCGACATCAAGTTCGACATCAACAAGTTCCTCATCCTCATCCACGACAACAACCGCCCCGTTCGCGATAACAGAAACAGAAGTGATCTTCGTCGGCCAAATCAAGAACGTGTCATTCAAGGGAGCGACCGCCAATATCGAATGCGTGGGTTTTGAGCATTTTCTGAAAATGCCCGTGCCGACGCTGCGATATCAGTTGACATGCAACTGGAAGCTGTTCGATAGTCACTGCAAAATAGCGCCAGAAGATTATAAAGTGTCTGCTGTTGTGACTCTGGATGCCACGGAAACAAAGCTTACCAGCGCGACATTCGGAGGATATGACGATGGTTATTTTACCGGCGGTTTTGTTGAATTCGGAGACGATTCCAGAACGATTGTGGCTCATGAGGGAAACACGATTACGATAGCTTACAGGATGAAAAGCCTGACCGATAATGACTCTGTCGACGCCTGGCCCGGCTGTGACGGCAGAGCTGAAACATGCAGAGATAAATTTGATAATATTAACAATTTTCTGGGATTTCCCTTTATACCGGTGGATAATCCCGCCATCAGGACGCCATAAGAGCAATGAAATATTATTTTGAAGATATCGAAAAGCAGGAGGAGCTCAAAAAGATTCTTGACGAATGGATCGATACACCGTTCCGCCATCACTGCGGGGTAAAAGGCATGGGTTGCGACTGTATCCATTTTGTCTCCCGCGTCCTGGAAGAAATGGGCGTATTGCGATGGCGCGGGGACATTATGCCGGATTATCCGCGGGACTGGCATCTCCACAATACGAGGGAGCTGCTGTCGGAAGGAATTGAACGGGAACTGAAAGTTGAGCGAGTAGAGCTTAATAATCTGATGAATGGCGATATCGTCCTGT